TGTTTGTTGATTCACCTAGTATATTATGTTCATCAGAAATGAATAGATATTTACTCTTTAACTTCTTTTGTTTCTGATACTTCTTCTGCCACCTCATCTTGTAATTCTTCAACTTGTGGTGGTTGAACACCAAATTGTTCTAATGCTTGTAATACCAAAGATGATTCACTTAATGTGAATAACCCTGACTTATTACCTTTTTCACATACTTGAACAATAATTTGTAACGCTTGTTCTTTTTTCATAATTAATTATTTATTTAAATCTACCAGTTATAAAATCATATTCTAAAAGCTGACTTCCTAATTTACCATTCAACCTTTGAGATTTCATTTTAACTGTTTCAAACTCAACAAAGTTAGTATTATTATCAATATTTTCTAATTGTCTTGACAATAATTCTGACTTTGATAGTTTTTCTTCTAAATCTTCTTTTGTTAGTCTATGCAAAACGCACATACAATCTACTTTATTAAAGTGCATTGTCCCACCTGCAATTAAATATGGTGAAGCTTTTGGGGGTCTGCCAGTTTTGTTATTTATTACTGGAGTTTTTGGATGTTCGATATAACAAACTATAGAATTAGATTGCTTTGCAAAAACTTTCAATTCACTTAATGATGATTTTAAAAAAGAAAACAAATTAAAATCAAATGATTCATCAGTATTTTGTAACCAATTTAAAGGATCAATGATAAAACAGTTATATCCTTTTTTATTTAATTTTTCGAATTTACTTCTAATACTATTTAATGTTTGTAATTCCTTAACATTTTCTAAAAAAATAAAATGATTGTTGATAAAATCTAATCCTTCATTAAATTCATCCTCTGTGCATATATTAGGAAATTCAGGATTTACATTTTTATCTAAATACGATCTTACTAAATTTATAATTAATTCATCTGTATCTGTTTCAGGGGAATACATTGCTATTTTATCGCCATAATTCTTTGCTCTTAACAACATAGCATAATTTATAAATTCTGATTTACCTGATTGTGGATAGCCACTAAAACAATATAAAAAACCCTTTCGCCAAGTAAATATTTCATTTAGCTTATTTATGTAGGAAGGTTGCCCAAGTTCATAACCATCTTTAAAAAATTTAAGTAAGTTATCTCTAACATCATTTACGAGAATCTCTTTACATTCTATTTCTTTATTTTCATTGTTGATTATATCAGCAAATTCTTTAATCTTTAAATTTTTAAATTTCATAGTTTGATGTCATTTATTTTTTGATAGATATTATGGATTTCTTTTTTATGTTCTATTAACGTTTGTCTATAATGATGCAAATGATACATCTCACCTGCATTTACAAGAACCAATAATTTACCGAGTTTCTCTATGTAGTTTTTAGCGTGGTTATAAAATGCTGTGTCAATATCTCTATTGTATTTACTTCTTTTATTGGATAGGTCTGCAAACCTTAACGTTGGTTCAGCAGATTCAAAGTCAGACATTAGCTTCGCAACTTGTATTGAAACTGTCGCCTCACTTTTAATTTTCTCTTTGGTGTCATTTTTCATTTGTTATGTTTTA